ATAGCCATAACGATCATCAGGATCGTTGGCGTTGTACGCGATGTAGTTCCACTTACTGGCGCTCGAGCTGTAGATGATCTCGACGTTGATACCAGAGTCACCGGTAAAGCCGGAGGGGACGTTCTGGACAACGCTTGAGTTTTCAATGCCAGTCGAGTTAGACACCCGGACAGCATCACCGTCGCTTGGGCTCGAAGGGATGTTGGCAACAGCAGCAACGACTTCAAACAGGTAGGCATCAGCCACAGCGTTGGCCGTGGTCTGTGCGAGCGAAGCTGCGTTGGTAGCAGTTGTCGAAGCTGCGTTAGCTGTACTTACAGCACCGTTTGCAGTGGTTTGAGCAGTAGCTGCATTGGTGACAGCTGTGCTGGCGTTCGTAGCAGCTGTATTAGCAGTTGAAAGTGCGGTACTTGCATTAGTTGCTGCAGTGTTTGCAGTAGATACAGCGCTTGCTGAATCAGAAACGGCAGTAGCGGCATCGCTTGCAGCTGTGTTGGCCGTAGATACGGCGGCAGCGGCATCAGTTGCTGCAGTGTTAGCCGTGCTGACTGCGGTTGATGCGTTGGTGCTTGCAGTGTTTGCTGTGTTGACTGCAGCTGTTGCATCTGTCTGGGCTGCGTTAGCTGTACTAAGAGCACTCGAAGCAGTGTTAGCAGCTGTATTAGCTGTAGTTACAGCGTTCGATGCGTTTGTAGAGGCGGTATTAGCGGTCGCAACTGCAGCGGTTGCGTTGGTGTCAGCTGTAGTTGCTGTAGATGAGGCCGCGTTAGCCGTAGAAACAGCGTTATTGGCAGCTGTTAGTGCTGTAGAGGCATCACTAGAGGCAGTGTTGGCTGTAGACACAGCATTGGCTGCGTCAGTAGAGGCCGTAGCAGCTGAACCCGCCGCAGCTGTGGCCTGTGTTGAAGCCAGCTGGGCTTGAGTCTGAGCATTAGAAGCATCAGAGGCTGCAGTAGCTGCTGAACTCGATGCAGAGTTTGCCTGTGCCTGTGCATTTGCTGCAGCTGTTTGTGCAGAAGTAGCGGAGGTCTGCGCTGCAGCAGCAGAAGCTGCAGCCGCAGTTGCACTGACTCCAGCGTTAGCTGCATCGACACTGGCTTGTAGGGCCGTGGTGTTAGCAGAGTTAGCTGTAGAGATAGCGCTGGCTGCATCTGTAGTTGCTGTATTGGCATCAGCAGCGGCAGCAGCGGCAGCAGCCTGGGCTGCGTTCACCTGAGACTGAGCTTGGTTAGCAGCAGCCGTTGCAGAAGCGGAAGCGGCCTGTGCAGCTGCAGTTGCGATCTGGGCCTGGTCAGCAGCAGCCTCAGCACGCTCAGAAATGGCGTCAGCTTCCTGCGTAACGAACAGGATCTGCTCAAAGTTGTCGTTTAGATCCTGGGCGCGGATGGCAGAACCCGGGAAAAAGGTTGCCTTTGGATCATTAACTGTAGTGTTTCGGTAGATACGAATAGCAGCACCGACAGCAGGTGCTGTTACGAACTCGATAGTAGTACTGTTGGCCAGGGCGTATTCAGTTGTGGCGACAGTGACGTTGTCAACAGAGACTTCAATGTCAGTCGCTTCGATATATTCAAATGTAAATGAAAAGAGGACGGTCGAGCCGTCCCCTGTATAGTTATTCTCAATAATTGGGGCCGTCATTACTCGTTTCCGAAGTTAATAAGTGACTGGTATCCGTTAGGCAGCCGGTCTTGCTGTGCTGCATACTTATCCAGCATGATCTCAGCATTGAGATCGGGATAGTCATTACGCAAGCGCAGAACTGCGATCTTCTTAGCTTCACGCAGAAGCTGTGTGATGCGGCGGTAGAAGTATTGGTCTTCTTTCTTAATTCGCTCTCCTCTTTTATTTCTGTCCATAAACTCTTGGTGAGCCCTATCGAAGCTATCGGTCAACATCCAAGCCTTAAGCTTGTCATAAATACCAGTCTGTGAAATATAAAGCTGATATTTACTCTTTTGCTCAGGAGTAAGTTCAACACCACCCAGTTCTTCAGATATAACCGAGGTATCAAACTGAATATCCTCAAGCTTGTCTTTGACAGGGTCATCACCACGCTTGACAACCTTGAAAGGAAGGTTTGCGTTACCTGGGCCACCATTGCCTGCGGTGATCTTCTCACCAGTCAACCAATCGTGTGAAATAGCACGTTCACCGGCAATACCCAGAGATGCACTGTAGATAGCACGCTCATACTGGTTGTTGAACTCCTGCATATAGGGGTTCATAGAGTTAGTAATTGCGCGACGGGCACCGCTTGCGGGCAGGAAGTTGTTAGCAGTCTCGAAACCAAATGCCTGGAGGCTTTCGATGCTTACGTTACGAGCATTTAGCAATGCAGACAGGGGTTCCAAGCCTTGCAGCATTGATTTATCAGTCAGATTGACTGCCAAGGCGTGGCTGAGATATCCCATCAGATAGGTAGCCTGCTCCTCTTCCATTTCAGCTGACTCAAATGCGTATTGAACGTCAGCAACAGCAGCCAGAATCTGGCCGAACGGTTCTACGCGGTCATAACTCACCCAGCGATCACCAACGCGAATGGATCGGGGTTGATGCTTAGTAAGCCAGTCCTTACGGCGGTTCCGGTTGACAGGTCCGTTGCCTGTAATCATGCCTGAAGTGGCAAGTAGTCCAGCACCAAGAATTGTCATGGTGCCGAAAGCCAGACGGCCTCGCATGATTGCACCTTCAAACGAGTCTTGGAAGATAACTTCACGGCTTTCTTTAAGAGCCAGGTTTAGAACCGGGATATGGGTGCCGGTATAAACCAAAACGTTGTGGCCGGTCTTAACGAACGGAAAGAAGATCCGGAGGGCGGGCATAGCATTGACAATCTGGCCAAATGCTGCGGCATTGCCTTCGAGATCAGTTTGGAAGGTGATTTCCTTTGCACCTTTCAAAAGCTCATCATTAAGCACCCCACCTGATTTAGTGAAGTTACGGCTGTATTCAGACTTTACAAGGCGTTCATAGGTCTCTTTAATTGCCGAGTCACCTTCAGTACCAGCCAGATCGATTGCCTTTTCCATCTGGAGACGGCTGAACTCCATTCGAGTCATCATGACTTTGAAGAACTCGTCAGTGGTCGCCATGAGGCGAGAAGGCCAACCTAAAAGCGGGTGCTCAGCCAGATCGTGCATGATATGTATAAGGCCGGAACCGTATTTCATTGCACGGTTACCAGATGCTTCGGCCTGTATTGCCAACGTATTAAGTGCTGCTCTAGTTTGACCAGCTTGCATTAAACCTCTGTCACCACCTACATTCGAAACACCGGTTTTAAGAGTGCGGAATGCAAAGTCAAGCGCTTCTGGGACTGTTTTAGCGACAACATAATAACTAGCAATAGCAGCTTTTCTTTGCTTTGCGTTACCACCTACAGCAGCGGTAAGGGGGCGATAAACAGTGTTGAACAGTGTCGACAAGGTATTAACAACATGTGTCGCCGGTGCTGACAACATGGAGTTATACATGTGCGAAAGAGCACCATCCACAAAAAGTTTGCCCATGTTGGCAGTCACATCGATCATCTTTGTGGCGTCACCTGCAGTGAGTTGCAGAAGTGATGCAGTGCGAAGTGCTTTCTGCATTGCTTTACGATCACCGGACTCCAGTCCTTTGACCATATTGTTTAGCTCACGTTCTGCCACCTCGATAGTTTCGTCCATCTGTTGTGGAGTCAACGGGGCAGTCGGATTCTTGATTTTGATTTGAAGATCCGCCACGTTGATCGATAGAGTCGAAAGTCTTCGACCAAGCAAGCTAGAAGTGAACTTGTGCATCTTCAGCAACGCCAGAAGGTTATCCTTCATGACGTCTAGGTGGATATCAGGTGGAATACCCTCGTCTATTGTTTTAGAGATTTTGTAAGCAGAATCATAAATTGCAGATGCAGTGTTAGCCATTAAAGCTCGCACTTGCATAGTTCCACGATCTGACAGGATTTCCCCGTCGCCGTATTTCATCATGTCGATGTGCTGTGTAAGCACTCGGCCATCCACATCAAACATGTTGGCGAGGTCGTCATGGACCAACTCTTTGAGTCTTGATGGGGATATTTTCAGCTCATCAGCAATATCATCTGGACTAACGTCAACCTCCTTGATCATGTTTTCTACAACTTCTGCGACCTCATCACCCCTGGCGTCTGCGATCTGTTTGACCTGAGCATTAGTTGCCAGTCGTCCACCACCGCCACCGTTGGCAGGTTTAACAGGCGAAGTCATAGCTTCTACCTGTTGTGCTACTACTTTGGGCGCAGGCGTGATAGTGGGTTCGTGAGGTGTTGTATAGGCAGAGCGAAGATGTTGACCTTTAGTCAGGCGGAGTTTATCGGAACCGAAAGTATCTACGGTAATACCCTCATCGATTTTGAAAATACCATATTGATCAAATAATTGACCCAGCATTTCAGCCTCCTCGGCGTCTTCTACAAGACGAGAAAGCTCTACCATTGGCTTGCCATTTTCTACCCAGCTACCGAGGAACACATCTTCACGCCTTAGCGTTTCTTGGTATTTTTGAATAAAAGCAGCAACCTCATCAGGATCTAGGGCGTCGTCCAGAACAGCACCGTCAATAGCAACCATGTTGCCACTTACTGGTTCTTCGCCAGTAAAGGGATCAATAGTTGCACCTACCTCAGGTTCTTTGACACCTTTGGCAATTTCATCGTCAAATTCCTTTTGGAGATCTTCAAGACGTCGGACTGTCCTTTCGGCAAAATCAGACATGATTTCCCGACGTTGTCCAGGGCCTGCCCGCAGAAAGTATTCGGGAACAACAGCCGCCGCATCGTCCCAGGTGGTGGGGATACCTGCGGCTTCCATATCTTGAATCTGGGAAAACCGCTCAAAGCGTTGAGTATTTCCAGATTTGATAATGTAATTTGCTACAGCATCGATATTTCTACTGCGAGGTGGGCGTGGAATTAGTTCAGCCGCTTCATCAGCACCACCTTTTAGAAGACCTTTTCCAAAACGCCAGCCATATCTGAGACCACCTTCAATTACTGCACCTAAGCCAAAACCTTCAAGAGCAGTTTTAGTCGCTGCAGAAAAGACGTTGTCTTCTTTGTCAATAGCGAGTGCAGTAAGCCAAGTATCTTTTAATTCAGGAAAATGAGTTTCAATAGAGTTAGACATGTTGCCCTGTCCAGAGACAGCAGACAACGCATCAGCTGACATACCTCTGACACCACCCCGGATGATGTTGCCGGCAAGAGTTGTTCCACCTCCACCAAAACCACCGGTCAAAGCCATGGTTAGGCCGAACTCGGTAATCTCCTGAACCCCTTTGCCGATATTGGTTTTAGCCCCGTACTCGTCTTTGCCTAGGTTCCAGGTAGCCCAGTCATAGTTATCACCCAAAGGGTTGTCTTTGCCTCCGCGAGTCCAGTCAGGCTGGACAGTGTCACGAGTGGCAAACCGAACAACTTGCTCACCAAGAGATTTGAGACTGTCGCCCAGAACTTCACCAGCGCCCAGTGCGGTTTCAGCAACACCAAGGCCCGCACCCAGAAGGACGCGATCACTTTCGGAAATGCTGTTTTCTTTACCTTGCTCAAATGTGGGGCCAGCATCAAGGCCACGATCTTCTGTCAGTGCATCCGGTAAAAGATCAAGGCCTTGCTGAATCAGACCCTGGATGGCTGGGATCGGGTTACGTTCTGTGCCGACGTTGGCCGCTGGCTCTTCTACTTGTTCTTCAGGCTCAGATTCAGACGCCTCAGCTACCTGCTGAATCTCCTCATCTTCTTCCTTAAAAGTGTCATTGATTTCGCTTAAGAAAAGGCTGTTATCGTTTTGCGATTGGCCTTCAGTCCCCTCGGGGAAGAGATTTAATTGATCCATGTCTTAGAGGTAAAAAGCCTCTTCCACGCATGGAGGAGGTCAAGAACGTTTAATTAGTGCTTCTGCGTCTACCCAGCGGTCGCCGGTGTATTTAGGGTCGAAGCCCCAGTAGTTACTTACAGCCCACTGCAGGTCCGCAGATGATGCAGATGGGTTGGTGAAGATCCGGTAGGCCTTTGGATACCTAGAGATCATTTCGTGCTTCATATATGAAAGCTGATCTGTCTCACTGATTTCTGAGATTGGCCGGCCAAAGTACTTCTCGATCGCACCAAGACGTGCGGGATTGTCATGCCAGGAAGCCCAAGAAATTAGACCACCGTTTCGGTTGGTTCCGTCACCTTTAACTTGCCCCCATTCACGCATACCGACCCAGGTTGATTCGTGAGAAATAGCGGAGGTGATGTAGGCAGCACCACGGGTGGGGAAACCCATTGATTGCAAATGTCTGAATCCCGTAGTGGCGTTAAGATCTGCTCCTGGCTTTGCTGCTTTGGGCTGAAATCCTGCGGTAGCTCCTTGCTCGATGAGAGCAATGGGGGGTTTACCGTTTCGCCCAAGCTGGGCATCAAGGAATGCACGCTCAGACATGCCAAGGTGACGAGCCCAATTACTGGTAAAAGTAGATACTGGCTTATCATCGATAATTGCTTGAACGTCCATTTGCAACAACGCTGTGTTGACGATCAAATCATCTTCAGCATTGATTTCTGATATAGGTACGTTATTAACTACTTCTCTAAAACTTAGTCCTAAAAAGTTTTGCTCACCTGGAGCAATAGTGATCTGTTTGAATCCAGGGGTGCTGTATGAACCGGGGTCTGCTTTGAAGACGATGCCCTTTTGAGCATCATCTGTAAGAGTAAATTCAGGGCGCTTGAGCAACTCCTGCTGAATTTCTGTTGAGCGTCTAATTAGACTTGCCTGATCATCAAACAACTGTGGATTAGACCGGGCTTCTGCAGCAAGTGCTTTAGCAAGTTCAGTTTGAAACAGCTTGACTCGCGTTGCATAAACAACACGTGTAGCTTTACCCATATTGGCAACTTGAGCAGCCGCACCTAGTGGCTGACCTTTGTCATTCAAATAGTTACCGAGAATCTGAGTCTCAAGAACATCTTTGATTTCTTTTGTGTGTGCGTCAGCTTTAGTCCGGACTTTTATGTCGATCTGTTGTGCTGCAATGCTCTGATGAACCTCTGGGCGAATCCTCCCCGTATCCAGAGCATTATCTAAAACATCTCGGGGGATATATTCTCCACGAGCCACTGCAGCTGCTAGTTCTGCTTCTAGTCCTGGGTCGTTGTTAAACCCTTTGGATGTGAGGTTGGTGAGAGCAGTGCGAACAGCTTTGGTTTGGGGCATACGTTGCAGCTGTTCGATCAGCTGAGCCTTCGCCTCTCCAGAGGGGTTTTCGTGATAAGCCTGAATTGCGCTTTCAACCTGCTGACCGATCTCCGCCTTTTCTGCCTTGATCGCTGCGTTCCGCTTTTCCTGGGCTTGTACTTTTGCCGGGCCTAGCAAGTGGGCGTACTCATCACCAAGCGTGGGGCCATTGGGTTGGTTGGCCAGTTTGGGAGTGTCTTCAAGCCCCTCTAGCAATGCCACATCACCGTCCTCAATCGCGGACGCGATAATTGCTTGCATGGCTTGCTCGTTACTGGCAGCGCTAAAGCCGGTGTGGCCAACGTTGCCGTTAGCGAAACCTTCGGAAGCCACCTTCCACACTTCCTCTGCTGACATGTCAGAGGCGACAGCGGAGTAGACGGTGCTGTTGAGTTTGGTGAGGTTGGCTTTCTGGTCAGCCTTGATAGCTGCAGTTACCAGCTGGTTTGCGACCTTTGATTGGGCTGTGCTGATCGTGCTCGCAAGGTCTCTAAGGACTAGGTTGCGGTTGGCGATTAGTTTGCCTTTGTCATCAGTCAAACCAGACACACGAAAGAACTGGCGGTTCAACGAACGCAGCAGGGCTTGAGCTTCTGGAAGTGTGCGAGGTTTTTGATCGTCAGGTATTAGCCGCAGAGCTTCTTGGAGAAAACCTGGGTAAGAAGATCGAGCCTTATAGATATTGCCTTTAACATCTTCTGCCACTTTGAAGGCAGCACTTTGACGTAGCTGGTGAGCAACATCTCTGTTTTCAGTACTGCCATCCTGTTCCAACTCCGAAGCAGCTGCATTGATAGCAGATGTTTCAGCGTTGATTGTTACATCTATTTTTTGAGCTTCGGCCTGAGCCCCTCCAAGAGGTGTGGGCGGAGCAGCAGCTGGAAGCTCTCCAAGGGGTGTGGGTTTAGGACTTTCACCTTCTGGCAATTCACCCAAACCAAGCGAATCTAAAAGTTGATTTTCGGATTCAATTCTTTCGTTTTCTTTGGTGATAAATTCGCCAAATTTCAGAGCGCTTTGAGACAGTGACAACAGGCCTTTGATAGCTTGCTGATTAGCTGTCTGTATGGCCCGCTCAGTATTTTGTTGAGCAGACTGGACAACTCGCTCTGTCTGTTGATCACGGCCGAGAATGTCAATCTCTCGGTTAATATTTTCGACGGCTTGTTTAGCCCTTTCTCTTTCTTGTTGACTTCTGTCAATAGCCGCTACAGGGTTAAACCCACGGCTCTGAGCAGAGCCAGCAAAGTTATCTCCATAGGACTCGGGTTGATAAATACGTGCCATTACTTACGCATAAGTTGGGATTTCAAGTCCTGCCATTCCATACGGATCCAGGATGGGTGCTTGGCTGGGAGGAGGTGTACGGTTGAACGCCTGATTTGCTGCGCTCTTGGCTTGATCGAAGGCAATATCTTGTGAGACTGCAGATTGCAGAGCTGCGCTATCTACGGAAGCGTTCTGCTGAGCTTGTGCGAATCCTGCCTGGCGTTCAGCATCGAGAGCCAACAGGCCTACGGATTGACCAGTGGCTCCACTTGCGAGGATCTTGCCTTGGATACCGATTGATTTACGTAGAATTTCTTGTGTCTTGAAAGCAGCTTTCTGCCTGGTTTCGGCTAGTTTGGCTTGCTCTTGGACGTAAGTCTTATTAACGCCTGAGTTGATGTTGTCTAGTTGTTTATAGAAGGACTTAGTACTAGCTTGCTGCGCTCTTACTTGTCCTGCATATTGAGTAACTGCACGCTTATTGGCCAGCTGTGCTTGTTCATTACGTTGTCTAGCTTGTAGGTCGATATTTTGCTGAGCTTGGCGGGCCTGCATCTGGGCAGACTGTTGAGCCTGGAAGATGCCAACGGCTGTGCCGGCCATACCGACAATTTGGGAGAGCGCCGTTAGACCAGCGGCTCCTGCGGGAAGGCACATAGTTTCACTATTTCTAAGTAGGGCAGGTGCTGCGGACCACACGGGACAGTTCTGATAGCTCTAAAACCGAGCATCCGCAGTAGTTTGTGGTGATATTGGTTCCTGGCGTCTGCAAGGTTCCAGAGGAGGCGGTAGTTGCGCTGTTCTTTGTTAAGCCAACGTTTGGCATGACGAACAAATGTGTGAGGGTTAAGTTCAACAGCAGATGTGCAGATCATCCAGATCTGGCCTTTGATATCGGATTCTTTGACAATCCCAGCAACGCCTGCGATCTCGCCTTCCGTATTAAAGAAGGAGACCGCAACGTCACTTACTAGAACACTGAAAACGAGGGCTAGGGGTGTGTGCCCCAGGCCCTCAATTTCTTGGCGATCTTCTGGTCGAAGATTTTTGGCAACTTGCACCGCATCCTGCACAGTGGCAGTGCGGATATGATTCATCCTAAAGGTTTGATACCTCGGTTGTTGTAGTGACCTTCCCAGCTATATCCAGTGATTGCTGACGGGAAAGGGTCGAGTGCGTTAATAGTGGTTTTAACAATGTCTCCTCGGCTCATCACAGGGACGGTCTGCGTGGAGATCTCATTGATTGGTGCCTCGTCAGCGTCATAGACGTTTGATCGAGTCATATCTGCATCTAGCCTTTGCTGGTCATATCCCAGTTTGTCGATCACGATTTCGTATCGACCTGAGTAGTAAAGGTCTAGGTGCATCAGCGTTACTGTTGGAACATTTACCCGATCAGCTTTACCCTCTTGAGTCACAAAGATAGAAGGCAGGGTTACAGAGGCGTTGTATTGACAGCCCAGAACCCAGTCAGCTGTAAGCAGGTCAGTATTAACAATGATGTAGTAGTTATTGTTGACTGAATCGTATTGAGGTGTGACTCGACGGAATGTCGACCGGAAGCTGCCGGAGGTCACAACTACGTTGTAAGTGACGTCTAAGAACATCACATCTCTAGGGACGATGATCCTGGTGTTCAGAGCATCCTCAACAGACGTTGTCAAGGTAGAGCCCTCGACAGTGGCGTCCAAGCGAGGCGTGAACTTAGAAAAGCCCACATCAATAGGAGCTTCATCTGGATCATCGATCAGCTCAGACTTCATCAACACATGCCGTCCGTCCTCAGCCTTTAGGACCAGGTAGCAGAGGTCATCTTCAGATGCGAACATGTTTACATCACCGGGGTAGATCCACTTTGTCCAGCCAGCCAGCTGTCGTTCGTCGCCTTGGTTGAAGAACTTGAATGTATAAACAGTCCGGGTCCCCTCGCCAAAGATCAACATGTTGTTGTTTGGCATGACCTCACCCCACTCGAAGTTGGCGGGAAGGTACTCAGGGATTACTCGAGTGATATCAGCTACAACCGGTCGGTTTGCAACAGAGTCGACGGCCATCTCGAGCACTTTGGAGTAGGTAGCGCTTTCTGAAATGAACGCAACACTCACACCAGAGTTAAGAGGGGTGACTTTAGATCTGTAGTAATAGTTGGAGATTTCTTTGAGCCGGACAGTGCTTGTAGAAAACACAAGCTCTTCTGAACTCATAAGGAACTGACTATATTCTGCAAACAGAATTAGCCCTTTTGGAGAAGGAACAGCTGCTTTCAGAATTGCCGGCTTAGTTGAACTCGCCGTCATGTCGATTGGATCTGCATCACTAGATGCGATGGCAGACACCACAAAGAAATTGAAGTAGCTACCAGGCTGCGACATGATCACAGCGTCTTCAGACAAGAACCCGAGCCGGTTCTCGTGGAAGAACATGTCGTTAATAGTGCGACCCACGAACGATGGTTCGGGGTTGCTGTCTTCATCGCCTACCTCTCGACCTGACCAGCCACCTAGGGCTGAGGAGCTGTTGAGGGCGTCCACCGTGAAGCTGCCATCGGCCTGACGGATCAGAGCGTGGGGCATCGTGGAGGTGTTGAGGTTGGTTTTGATGCCAGGGGCCACAGTTTCCACCCAGCTGCCAGCACCTTTACCACCAGGGGCCTGGGTTTCAAATTTGACGAAGTAGTCGTCTGCGTCTGACTCATCAGTGTTGGAGACCTTTAGGACATACCCGTCAAAGCATTGATCAGGCAGTTTGGAGATGTCACGCGCAACACCTTTAATTGCCGTCAGAGAGTTGTTGACGGTGCCACCTCGGACAGAAACGTTGAAGTCTCGGTTATGAGGGCAGCTGATCCGGATCACATTGCCGATTGCCTCAGCGTTGAAGTGGGTGCCGGAGTTGATGTCGTTGGCTAGGTCTGTCACTACTGCGGCCACGTCCAGGACTCCCGAGGAGGTGTCGGCCGGTGTTGTGTAGGAGGCGTTGCCTAGGTTGTTGTAGGCGTAAACAAACCTTTCCTTAGTGACGCGGATCGTGAAGGCCTGACCGTTAAGGGTTACTGAGACCTCATCACCTACTCGCCAGCCGGTTCCACCGTTCTGCAGGATCGCGTCAGTGGTGTAGCGGGAGACGTATTCAGCATCTGATTCGATACGCGTATCTACGTCTTGAACCCGAACGATGTTGCCGTGGTTGCCTGTGAACGTCTTGTTTCTGGGATTGTTGTCCCTGAAAGCAAAGTTATGGTTTTGTACTCTGCCTTTGAACATATTGCCGTCGTCCTCGTCGAAACCCCAGATAATTGAGAAGTCGCCGAAGTTCTCAGTGAACGAGGGCTGGTCATCACCTGGGTCGAGGGTGCCATTTGCATGAATAAGAGGACTGTTAGTCCTATAGATCCGTTTGACCTTGTATTCGGTGTAGTTACCACCGTCTAGGTAGGCCGAGCACTGATTAACCAGGCGGAATTGCAAACCTGTTTTGGTGTTGTCAGTAGGATGGTTTACAGAGAAGTTTTGCGCGCCTGTGTCAGAGCAGAGACCTGTATCGCGCTCTTCGTAGGTGCCTGGGATGACCTCGATGCCTGTGGCGCTATAGACCGGGCTAGCGCCTGCTGAGTGGTCTGATAGATCGATGTTGTAGGTGGTGTTGTAGGCCACCTGGTTGATAACGACCAGAGCTTCGTGGTCAGTGATGGTGGACGTGTCAGAGCTCATCGACACAACCGTCTTGGTATTTACCAGCAGGGTGTAGTCAGCAATAGTTAGCTGGTTCACCTGGTCATACCTAGCAGAAGCAAAGTAGGAAGCTGCTGAGGAGCTGATCGTGACTGTGCGCTCTGATCCGTCGTTCAGGTCCCACACGCGCAGACGGAACCCATTTGTGTCCCTATACATGCACACCGCGTAGCGCTCATTGTTATCACGGAAGATCGGGAACCACTTTGCTTCGTTCGGAATACCTGTGGCGAGTTGTGCAGTGAACTCTGAGCCAGGGCGTTTACGGCAGCCGAAGGTGGGATCGAGATAAACGTTCTCCGCTTCACGTACCTGGCCAGGCAGCTTCACGGGGTCTGGTTGTTGTGACACCCCACCGAGAAGGTTGGGGATCTTTTGTGAAATAGCTGCCATAAGAATCAGAACCGATATACGGCGTCAAAGGGTCGGTAGGAGGGGATATTGAGGTTTTCTTCAGTACCCAGAAAGCTGTAATCGCCTTGCTCGGTTTCATATTCGAGCATTGCTGCGCGGGCTTGTGCCTCTTCACGCTCACCAAATTTGACAGCTTCGCTAGAACCCACAGCACGGCCTGCATACAAGTTAGCGGCGCGCATAGTGACATATTGTTTGAACGCTTCAGGCATGTCGTCAAACTCGACCAGCCAGACCACGGTGGCTTCTACCTTGTCATCGAAGTTATAGGTGTGCTCACGCTTGTCATAGAGCTTGCCCTCGCGGATTACTACGTCCAGACGAGAAGTCCGAGGCGTGTCAATCTGAAGGATATTCTTTGGGATGTTGATCTTTTTGCTGGTGTCAGGGGTGAAGGGGTAGGCCCGTTCTGTGTTGTAGGTCCAGCCCTCAGATTGCACTGAGTTAGTAACCTCGTCTAACACGTTCGCCGCCATGACCACCATGGGGTTGTCGTTATCAATAGTAGTGACAGGAGCCTGTCCCACATTGGAAAGGACGACGTTTACAGCAGCCAGTTTCGTGAGTTTCGTTGCCATTAGTTATCTAGGGAATGGGGAGCCCCGAGGAGCCCATAAAGGACTCCAGGGGTGTAAAATATCAGGTGTTAAGGAAAGCACCAGCAACAGAAGTGCGGAGAGAACCGCAGCCCATTGCGAGCTTGCCGACGATCAAATCACCCTGGTATTGGACCCTGAATGAGCCCGAGGTTGTTTCAATCGAAGGAGCAATACTTTGGACAACACCAGCCGCCTCGCGGTGGAAAAGAAGACCACAGGTATTGGTGAAATCACCGTCATAGGTGTTATTTTCACCAGACACTGCAGCAATCTGACCAGCCAGGAAAGGCAGGTTGTTGCTCTTCCGGATGGAGATTCCGGCAATGCTGAAGAGACCTTCACCGCTGTTCAGGGAGCCCTGAGTGGAGCCCAGGTCGCGATTCAGGATTCCGGTGTCCACAGAGGACACGAGGGCGTGGTATTGACGGGGGTTCAATACGGCGACGCGGCCCTCCTGAGGGGCATTGCGCTCGTCGAGGACACTGGCGGCCTCAAAGAAGCCGTCCACAAGTGCTTGTGCGTTGTATTCGTTGTTAGCGCCAAGCTGCACACGGAAGCCACCAGGCTCACCGGTAACAGCAGAAGCTTCAGCAGAAGCGAGAGTCAGAACACGTGCAATCCGCTGGTCATAGTGGGTGGCCAGGGCCTCACCGATTTGCTTCGAGATCTCAGATCTGGCCGACCATTGGCTCAGAATTTCATCGAGGTCATATACAAATTGGCTGGCAACGAGCAGATCATCCATGACGATCGTTTTCTCGTTGCTCTTGAGACCGGCGTCCCCTAAAATCGGGGTCCCGGGGACATGATAGCCCGCGTTGAGCTTACCAGTCAGCAAGAACTGTTTAGCTTTCTGTCCGCGCATATCATAGCTGCGAACAAGGCCACGGAAGATCGAAGCTGAGTTGAACGCGTTGAACACTTCGCCTGAAAAGACAGTAAGTGCGGTAGCGTATTTAGTCGCGTAATTAGCACCTGTGATGTCGGTGCTATTGACGGCATTTTGGCCGACAATGTTAGAGATGTTTGCCACTTATCTAAAAGTAGAAGGGATGAATGGTCGGTCTTAGACGATCATTTCCTTTTCAGTGAAAGTTGTCCTGCGTACAGGGCTTCCTCCTACTTTGGTTAAATCTATTTAGACCTAGGTTATACAACAATCGATTGTCGCCGAGTTATGGGTCGGACGCGCCCAATAGACAGGGGAGGAATCGAACCTCCCTTCACACCAGCTCTGTCAGGCCCCCGCTTTCCGGGACAGGGGTTCCTTAAACCGTCCTTCGGGTTATACAACCGGAAGTGCCGATATTTGATGCCTCGGTAGGGCAATCAGCGCAGGCGCTTGATGTACTTAACGCCGCGATAGGTGAGAGTTACAGACATGATTAACGAGGAAAGCCCATGCGCGTTCCAGCCTTGGGTAACCCGCCCCTATTGGGGTGAACGTTCGTTAATCAGAGCAAATTTGGACTCTTAGCAAGCTTCTCCATTACGTCATTTCGGAATGCAGGATCTCGTTCATATCGAGGGTCCCCGATATCAACCATCATTTCCGCGTGGCTTCTGTAGCCCTGCACCTTTGGCGCAGACTTAGAACCGGTGACCATTGGGGCTTCATAGCCCTCAGCGTTCTTGTAGCGATTGCTAAGGGACTCCACAGCGAACCTCACTGCAGCAGCGCTGCCGGTGTTGGTCACTTCGTTGTAGGCCGTGATCTCATCAGCAGAAAGGTTTGAAGCGGCCCAGGTCACCATGGACTGGTAGGCGTCTTCTCCACCTACAGAGTCATAGATCTCCTTCGCCTCTACCTGGACAGCCTGCTGTTGTTGGTTCTTGCTGTAGAACTCCACATAGGCCTTGATCAGGTCTTTGGAGTCCATTTTGCTGAGCTCGTCGATGGTTTCATCACTCAGCTCACCCTTTGCGTACTCCTCCGAGGCTCTAGTAAGAGCAGCCTCAGTAGGTGGCACCTCAGGCACCTCTTCTGCAGGTTCTTCCTCAGCTTCTGCAGCGGACTCCTCTTCGCCTTGCGACTGTTTCTTCTCAAGCTCTTGGTAGGCCTTGAGGAGGTCTTCTTGGCTGCGGAACTTACCGCCGATCAGTTCGTTTGATTCTTCGTCTTTTTGGAACTTTCGTTCCTGGTCTTCTTTGGCTGCGGTTGCGAGCTTTTCACCGATCTCCAGAGCCGCTTGTTCAGCGGCCTTGGATTCATCAGAGCGCTCGGGTGTTGGATCAAATTCGCGGGGCATGTGTTCAGTACTGAATGGTTCTCACACCGTTGAGACGCGGGCGGAGTTTGGGGGATTTGTTTTTGTCATATTTCCCAGCTGAACTGGTAGGGCTGACCTTCGGTTTGATGCTGTAGTCGATTGCCTTGGCTAAGTCGAGTTCTTCTGGCAGCCAAGCGTCATTCACTGACGTGGTCGGGTCATTGGCCTTGAATTGGCCGTCAGAGGTCCGCGCCCGCTTGCGGCGGGGGGCCGGCTTCTTGTCCGTCATTTGCTTGTTGAAGTAGTTGTTCGCCTACTGGGCTTTTTGCCAGCTGGCCTGCCTGTCCCACCAGGGATTGCGTAAGGCCTGCTTGCTGGGCTTGTTGGGCTTCCTCAGCCATCGTCTCGGGTGACTTGACCAGGTTGAGGGTGTCGATACCTGACGCTGCAGCAAGCCGCTTCAGGAACTCGGTTGGATCAATGAACTGGGCCAGGGCCTCAG